TTAAATTAAAAGATATAGAACATGATAAAAATAATAACGAAGATTCTTAAAAAATCTTGGAAAATAATCGTAGGTATAATAGTAGTTTTACTAGGTATACTTACATTAAATACTTTTAGAAAAAGAAAAACAGTTGAAAAAATCGATGAAAAACTCGATGAAAATGAAAAAGCTGTAGAAAAATTGCAAGGAAAAATTGAACAAGTAGAAGACCAAAAAACTGAAATTAAAAAGAAAATTGTTGCTAAAAAGAAACAAATTCAAAAAACAAAATCATCAAAATTAAAAAAGCCAACTCCAAAAAAGATGCCAAAGAAAACGTCTACTGCAACTGCAAAGAAAAATATTATATCTAAAACAAAGAAAAAATGAAATGGTTGATTTACGTATTATTTTTTATTATATGCAATTATTCATTTGCACAAGTAGATACATGTTTTACTCAAGAACAAATTCATGATATTTCTGAAACGTTAGATTCATTACATTATACAGATTCAATTAATAATCAATTGATATCACAACAATCATCATTAATTCAAGATTTAGAGCATTTAATTAAATTAGACTCATTACAACTTGAATATAAACAACAACAAATTACATTATTAAAAAATAATATAAATTTATATGTTGAACGTCAAAAAAGACTTCAACCAAAATGGTATGATAGTAAATTATTATGGTTTAGTGGCGGAATATTAACAACAACCGTAACTAGTATATTTATCATACAAGCTATAAAATAGATGTCTAATAAACCAAATATAAAAGATCTAATACGACAACAGTACACAACGTGTGCATCAGATCCCATATTTTTTATGAGACAATATTGTTATATTCAACATCCAAAAAGAGGAAAAATAAAATTTAATTTATATGATTTTCAAGAAACATCGTTAGCTCAATTAAAAGAAAGTAGGTATAGTGTAATTTTAAAATCTAGGCAACTAGGTATTTCAACATTAACCGCCGGCTATGCTTTATGGTGTATGTTATTTAAAGAAGATTTCAATACATTGGTAATTGCAACTACGCAAGAAGTAGCTAAAAATTTAGTGACTAAAGTTAGAATCATGCATGACAATTTACCAAGTTGGTTGAAGGGTAATATAGAAGCAGATAATAAATTATCATTAAAGTTTAAAAATGGATCGCAGATAAAAGCGGTATCTTCTGCTACAACAGGTGCTCGTTCAGAGGCATTGTCATTGTTAATAGTAGATGAAGCTGCATTTATTAGAAACGTAGAAGAAATATGGATAGCATCACAAGCAACATTATCAACTGGTGGATCGGCTATTGTACTTTCTACCCCAAATGGTATAGGAAATTGGTTTCATAAAACATGGGTTGATGGAGAAACAAATCCAAATACAGAATGGCATAATATAAAATTACATTGGACAGTACATCCAGAACGAGATCAAGAATGGAGATCTAGACAAACACAATTATTAGGAGAAAGGGGAGCAGCACAAGAATGTGATTGTGATTTTGTTTCTTCCGGACATACTGTTATAGAAGGTAAATGTTTACAAGAATATGAAAACAATTGCATTGAACCTATTGAAAAACGAGGATATGATAATTCTTATTGGATATGGGAATATCCAGATTATAGTTTAAATTATATAATAGTAGCTGACGTAGCCCGGGGAGATGGCGCTGACTGGTCTACATTTCACGTTATAGAAGTTGAATCTATAAAACAAGTTGCTGAATACAAAGGAAAACTCCCACCAAAAGATTTTGGAAATATGCTTGTTACTGTTGCAACAGAATGGAATAATGCATTATTAGCAATTGAAAATGCAAACATCGGATGGGCCGCAATTCAACCAGCATTAGATAGAAATTATGAAAATTTATTTTATACATATAAAGATGATGGGTATGTAGATTTAGAGATACATCTTAAGAAAGGATATGACATCAAAGATAAAACAAAAATGGTGCCGGGAGTTTCTACTACTAGTAGAACAAGACCATTAATGATATCAGCACTTGAAATGTATATGAGGGAAAAAACTCCTTTAATTCGTAGTAAAAGATTAATACAAGAATTATTTGTGTTTATATGGTTAAATGGAAAAGCTCAAGCACAAGTAGGATATAATGATGATTTAGTAATGAGTTTCGCAATCGGTTTGTGGTTACGGGATACATCATTAAAATTAAGACAACAAGGAATTGATTTAAATAAACGAGCTATTAGTCGTTTACAAAAATCAGATTCGGTTATATATACAGGAAAACCAAACGCAGACAATACAGGTTGGAAATGGAATAATGGATCAGAAGATGAAAATTTAACCTGGCTTCTGTAGTTAGTTATATTTATTAAAAAATAAACAATATTATAATGGCGTCATTAAGAAAACGTTTACGGAATTTATTTAGTACTAATGTTATCGTACGAGCATATGGTAAAGACAAAGTACGCGTAGTTGATACAAATAGACTACAATCAGTAGGAAATATCAGTCAAACAAAAATGGCAGATAGATATACTAGATTACATGGTTCTAATAGATATAGAACAGGAGGCCATGGCGGCTATGATTCAAATTATTATGCAAATCAGAATCGTATTCAATTATATGTAGATTATGAAATGATGGATAAAGATCCAATAATTAGTTCAGCATTAGATATATATTCAGACGAATCTACATTAGCCGATCAATTCGGAGATATTTTATCAGTAAAATGTAATAAAACAAATATACAAAAAATATTACATAATTTATTTTATGATGTATTAAATGTAGATTTTAATATGTGGCCATGGATTAGAAATATGGTTAAATATGGAGATTTCTTTTTAAAATTAGATATAACAGATGAATTAGGAATAGTTAATGTCCGACCATTTTCTAGTTATGAAGTTGAACGTACTGAAGAATTTAATGAAGAAACTGGAGAATATAATATAAAATTTAGACACGCATCTAGCCCGGCAAATGGGTATGAGACATATGAAATGGCTCATTTTAGGATGTTGTCAGATTCAAATTTTTTACCATACGGTAGAAGCATGCTTGAAGGTGCAAGAAAAGAATTTCAAAAATTAATGATGCTTGAAGATGCAATGCTAATTCATCGTATAATGAGAGCACCAGAGAAACGTATTTTTAAAATTGATATTGGTAATATTCCACCAAATGAAGTTGATACTTATATGGAACAAGTTATCAATAAAATGAAAAAAATTCCTCATGTAGATCCACAAACAGGAAATTATAATCTTAAATTTAATGTTAATAACATGTTAGAAGATTATTATTTACCAATCCGTGGCGGTCAGACGTCTACTGCAATAGAAACATTACCAGGAATGACTTTTACTGGTATAGACGATATTGATTATGTTAAACATAAAATGATGGCTGCTTTGAAAATTCCAAAACCATTTTTAGGTTATGATGAAGGAGTCGAAGGAAAAACTACATTAGCATCGATGGATATTAGATTTGCTAGAACAATCGAACGTATACAGAGAATTATGATATCAGAGTTAACTAAGATTGCAATAGTTCATTTATATGCTCAAGGATTTGAAGGCGAAGACTTAGTTGGTTTTGAATTAGAATTAACACCGCCATCTATAATTTACGATCAACAAAAAGTAGCATTAATGACAGAAAAAATCACATTAGCTAATACAATGAAAGATAGTAAATTAGTTTCTGATAAATATATTTATGAATATATATTTAATATGTCAGAAGAACAATGGTTAGAAGAAAGAAATAATGTGGTTGAAGATTTAAAATTAAGATTCCGACAAAACCAAATAGAACAAGAAGGAAATGATCCTTCAGTGACAGGGGTATCTTATGGCACTCCACATGATTTAGCCACAATACATATGTCATCAGATGATGTAGAAGAAAAAGAAAAGGGGGGCCGCCCTCCGGAAGGTATTAAATATGGCCAACATAAAAATTCCTTTGGATGGGATGTTACTGGAGAAAAAACATTAAAACAAGCATTTAAACCTGATAATCAAAAATCTGCATTTAAACCAGTACCAAGAGATAGGAAAATGTCATTTACTTCGGAAAATCAAGACTTATTAAAAAAATTAAAACATAAATTTACTAAAACTTCTAATATAATTACAGAATCTTTAAAGGATAATAATAAAAATAAAGACGTTGGAACTATGTTAGATGAAAATAATATATTAGAATAATTTTTTTAAATATATTTATTATAAACTATCGGTATGGTATGAAAAAATTAAAACATTCAAAATATAGAAATACAGGTATTCTATTTGAATTATTAGTACGTAAATTGACATCAGAAACAATGACTTCTGATAAATCATTAACTATTGATATAATTAAAAAATATTTTGGTAAAAATACCGAATTAGCTAAAGAATTACAACTTTATAATAATTTAATAAAAGAACAATATAAATCAGAAGCATACGCATTAGAATATATTCGTAATGTTAAAAATGCACATAGTAAATTAAATCAAAGTGTATTAAAAAGACAGCGATATAATTTAGTAAAAGAAATCCAACAAAATTTTGTTTTTGAAAATATATCAAAAATACATATTACTAATTATAAAGTTTTAGCATCTATATACATGTTATTTGAACATTCTGAGTCTGTTAATCCTAAACAGTTAATGCAATGTAAAACAATTATTGTTGAAAACGGAATACCTTCAAATAAATCAATTAATAAAGATATAATTTTAGAATCATATAAAAAACAACCGGAACATATGAGATTATTATCATATAATTTATTAATTGATAAATTTAATAAAAAATACGGAATATTATCAGAACAACAAAAAGCTTTATTAGGACAATATATAACTAATGTAAATGATACTGATGTATTTAAACAGTATATAGGTAAAACTATTCCTGAACTTAAAAAACAATTAAAACAATATTCTACTATTATAACAGATAAAACTACTAAAATTAAAGTACAAAAATTATCTGAAATGTTATGTTCTGTTGAGAATAAAAAAATAATTAAAGAATCTCATGTTTTATCTCTATTAAGATATATGGATTTAATTAACGAATTAAAACAGGTACATTCATGAAATCATTTTTACAAGAAATAGAAAGTAAATTTGTTGAATTAGAAGAAGCAACATTTAATGTTCCAAAAGCCGATTTGCCTCAAATTCAACCAAAATTAGGCCCCGATGACATAGTTAATGTAACTGATAAACCTATTACTGAATTAGAAGAACATTTATGTGAAATGTGTGGCAAAGTTCATGAAGGAAATTGTAGTTCTCATAACGAAGAGATAGAAGAAGCATCCAATACCGGAGGCGTTGCTGGATATCAAACTCCTGCATCATTTGCTAAAAGATCTAATTGGAAAAATAAAAACGTAAAATATGAAATGGTACAAGAAGCAATGGATCGTAAATATGAACGTTTAATTGAATCTTATCGACAATTTTCTAGAGGCGATAAAAAAATAACCCCGGAACAAAAAGTATCTAGGACAATACAAGAAGTATCAAAAAAATTGAGACAAATAGAAACATTAGTTAAACATACTAGTAAATTAAAAGAAGAATCTGGTATGTCAAGAGATAATTACGGACCTAGAACAGAAAAGGCACTTAATAAAATATCAGAAAAATTAATTAAAATAGCAGAGCGAGTAAGAGCAATAGGAGAGTAAGAATGGCAAAAAATTTGATCATAGATTATATGCAATTTAAACCCGTAGGTTCTTTAAATGAATCTAATGGAGCAAAATATGGAGTACCTGGAGGATTTATCGTACAAGGGGTATTACAAAGAGCTGGTGCTAAAAATCAAAACGGCCGGGTTTATCCAAAACATATTTTATTAAGAGAGTGTGAAAAATATAAAAAAGAATATATAGATCAACATAGAGCCTTAGGTGAATTAGATCATCCAGAATCATCTGTAGTTAACTTAAATAACGTATCTCACAATGTTTTAAAAGTTTGGTGGGAAGGTGATGACTTAAACGGAACAGTACAAGTTTTAGATACCCCATCGGGTAATATTTTAAAATCTTTATTTAAAGCTGGAATAATTTTAGGTATTAGTTCGCGAGGGTTAGGATCTGTTAAGGAATTAAGAAATGAAGGTGTTGTAGAAGTTCAAGAAGATTTTGAATTAATTTGTTGGGACTTTGTTTCTAATCCATCTACTCATGGAGCTTTTATGCGACCTGGGGCAATGAATGAATCAGTTAAACGAGTAACAACAAATAAATATAATAAAGTAAACGAAATTATAACTTCAATATTGTGTGAAGACGGAAAATGTAGGATAATATAATGAAAAGCAAATTAAAAATAATACAAGAGTTAGTACGAGAACAAAAAGAAACAGTATTCTCAGAACAAAAAGCACCATTAACAACAGAAGAAAAAATGGCTTTTCGTGAAGCATTAAAAGGATTTTCACAAATGGGAGAATCAGTATATGGTACTGGTAAATTGCAAGAAGTTGTCGAAAATCTTACTAAGGTAGTAGAAACTGCAAACCGGTTAGTAACAGAAGAATCTGATGATTTAGTTGATAACGTTAATTCGAGTAGACATTTTAAAGTAATCAATGAAGCATTAAAACAATTTTCAAAATCTGCAAATGAGGTTATGATTCACGAAAGAAGATTATCAGCAGCATTTGAAGATATTGCACAAGGAATACAAAAATATTATGAAGTTCATTAATTTGGTTTAATGAAAAAAAATATATATTATAAGGTAATACAATGAATATATTCAAAAAAATGTATCAAGATTATTTCGGATATAAAAAATTAAATGAAATGCAAGATATAGAAGAAGCACA